GAGAAGGATCACTTGATCGAGACAATTCAGTATAGAATCGAGCACGACGAACACCTTCTGACAAACGCCTCAATAAAAGACGACCTCGAAGACCTTATAAACAAATTTTTAGAAGATGAATACTTATAATATCTCAGTAAATGAGAGAATCGTACTACAGAATGTACCTGAGAAGAACTTAGAAATGAGAAAAGAGCAAATAGCAGAGATAATATGGATGAAATCGAAAGAACCGAACATTGAGAACATCAAAGATAAGATAGATGTCACTCTAAATAACAACTGACCATTGCAATTATTTGATTGAAGTGGTATAATAACCTTATAGTATTACAGAATTATGGCAAAAGGATTCACAGTAAAGACTGCAGCACCTCCAAAGAAACAATCTACAGATGACTTTGATCTAGCAGCAGCAAAAGAATTAGTAAAAGGTAAAACTATAGTATTCTGTCTACCTGGTAGAGGAGTCTCTTACATATTTTTAAAGGCATTTGTACAGTTATGCTTTGATATTGTACAGAGTGGTGGTGCTATACAGATATCACAAGACTACTCTTCAATGGTAAACTTTGCAAGATGTAAGTGTCTAGGTGCTAATGTTCTTCGAGGCCCTGATCAACTTCCTTGGGATGGTAAATTGAAGTATGACTATCAGTTATGGATTGACTCTGATATTGTCTTTGATAGTGAGAAGTTCTACAGACTATTAGCAATGGATAAAGACATTGCAGCAGGTTGGTACTGTACTGAAGATGGTAAGACTACTTCCGTAGCACATTGGTTAGATGAAGGAGATTTCAGGACGAATGGTGGTGTGATGAACCATGAGACCTTAGAGACAATGAGCAAAAGACGCAAGCCTTTCACTGTAGACTACACAGGTTTCGGTTGGACTTTGATTAAGAATGGAGTATTTGAGCACGAGGGTATGAAGTATCCTTGGTTTGCTCCAAAGATGCAAGTCTTCGAGAGTGGTGAAGTCGCAGATATGTGTGGCGAGGATGTCTCGTTCTGTCTAGATGCCATAGATGCTGGATTTGAGATCTGGTGTAACCCTGTAATTCGTGTAGGACATGAAAAGACTCGAATAATTTAGAGTCCTTATGAGAAAAAAACCCCCGTGAGAGTCGGGGGCAAAAAATCGCCCCGTTAAAGTATTAGGAGAGAACAACTATGGGAATGAGAAGTCTAACTGGTGAAGTTCAAGTTGAATCTAAACCAAAGAAGTCAAGACAAGGAAGAGGAAAGCACTCTAAGTACTCTGCTACGAGTAGGAATGGTGCTAAAAAGCGTTATAGAGGACAAGGAAGGTAAAATAACACCCCCGAAAGGGGGTTTTTTAATAAAAGTACGTAAAACCATTATAGATAGATGTGGAGAGACTATATTTTTGGATGGCCGTTAAAATTTCTCGTGCTTTTAAAGACATAAGCTTGTCGTTTAAGAGACATCCTGTTACTAATGATGTTGTTGCACTCAAAAATGAGGACGCAATAAAGAAGTCTGTGATCAATTTGTGTCGAACAAGACTAGATGAGAGGTTTTTTAATGATTTATTGGGTACATCTATTGATAATTCACTATTTGAGTTGCAATCATCGGATATTGGTGCCTCATTAGAGCAAGAAATATCCACTCTACTTAAAAACTTTGAACCAAGAATCAAGTTAGTCGCTATCGTAATAGATTCTGAGACTGATTTACATGGACTTTACATAAAGATTAAATATAATATTATCGGCTTACCGCTACCACCACAAAATATCGAATTTTTACTACAACCGACTAGGGTATAATGGCATTTAATCAGTTTACTAACCTAGATTTTAATGATTTAAGAGCTCAAATCAAGGATTATTTGAGGGCAAACTCAAAATTCACTGATTTCGACTTCGAGGGATCGAACTTTTCGATTCTGATTGATACTTTAGCATATAATTCCTACATTACTGCCTACAATACGAACATGGCAGTCAATGAGGCCTACCTTGACAGTGCTACTTTAAGAGAAAATGTAGTTTCACTGGCAAGAAACATAGGTTATGTACCTAGATCGAGAAAAGCATCGATTGCAACGGTTAGTTTAAATGTAGATGTTACTGGTTTTAGTCCTCAAGCAAGTACAATTAAGTTAAATAAGGGTCTAGTTGCTCTTGGAACTATACAAAACGGTCAATATATCTTCTCAATACCTGATGATATCACTGCAAATGTTGATATTAACAATATTGCGAACTTTACAGACATTTCACTATATCAAGGTAACCTAATTACCAAGAAATTTACGGTAGATAATTCACAAGTAGACGCAAAATACATACTTCCTAACTCAAATATTGATACTTCGACCATTAGAGTATCTGTGACAGATGCAACTAACGGTACTGAAGAGATATATGAAGCATATCAGAACATTTTTGAAGTTAATAAAGAGTCAAGACTATTCCTAGTTCAAGAAATTGAGGATGAGAAGTACCAACTATTATTTGGTGATAATCTTTTAGGTAAAAAACCACCAAATGGAAGTGAAATTGAAGTAACTTACCTTGTCACAGATGGTGAACTTGGTGATGGAGCAGCAAATTTCACCTTTAATGGTAATTTAACTTATGAATCTGGTGCAAGTCTACTTCAAGTAACTCAAGGTGTATCTCTTATAACCACTACACAGTCCTCTGAGAACGGTGGAGCAATAGAATCTATAGATTCCATCAAATACCTTGCTCCAAGGGTTTATGCGTCTCAGCAGAGGGCAGTGACAGCAAACGATTACATTAGTTTGATACCATCATTATTCTCGAATGTAGAGTCTGTAAGTGCATATGGTGGAGAGGAATTAACTCCTCCTGAATATGGAAAGGTTTATATTACTATTAAACCAGAAAATGGTGAAATATTATCTGATGTATCAAAAACAGCAATTAAACAAAACTTGAAAAAGTATACTGTTGCTGGAATTAAACAAGAATTCTTAGATCTTAAGTACCTTTATGTTGAATATGATGCAACTGTTTCTTATGATCCTGGTTCAACTGATACTAAAGACGGTTTGTTTAGTAGTATTACTAGTGCAATAGCAACATATGCTAAATCTAGTGATATCAATCAGTTTGGAGGAAGATTAAAGTATAGTAAATTACTTAACATAATTGATAAGGTTAATGATTCAATTACTTCTAATATCACTGTTATTAAGATGAGAAGAGATTTGAAACCTGTTTTCAATGCTTTTGCAAACTATGAGTTATGTTATGCTAACCAATTCCATGCTGATTTGGAAGGATTTAACATTAGATCTTCTGCATTTGCACTTAGTGGAGTAGATGGAACTGTCTATTTAACTGATTTACCAGATGCTGGTGGATTAACAGGTGTAATTAAATTCTTTACATTAGTAGATGGAAAACCCAATTATATCAACAATAATGCTGGTATGGTTGATTATGTTAAAGGAGAAATCATCATATATCCAGTATCATTCTCTTCTGCTTCATTGACAGATAGGATTGAAATTGAAGTTATTCCTGAATCTAATGATATTGTCGCAAAACAGAACCTTTATATTGTGCTAGATACTACAGCAAGAAGTAAATTAACACTTTTGGAAGATGTCATTACCTCTGGTTCCAATAGATCTGGTGCAGGTTATATACCACCATCAAGTTTCATTAGCAACAAAAAATATACAAGATAAGAAATGACAGATAAAAAGGTAAAAATCTCCAATATTTTAGAGAGCCTAATACCTGGTTTTATTCAATCGGATAATCCAGATTTCATAGAATTTCTAAATCAATACTATATTTCACAAGAACATAATTATGGAACTGTTGACATTGCTGAAAATATTCCTTTATATAAGAATATTGGGACTTTAGCAGAGATAGAAACTGTAAGAGCACAGACTGTAACACCAACAGGTCAACTTACACCACCACAGGTAGTGGTAGCTACTGAAGAAATATTAACTTATGATGATATTATCAATGTAAACCACACAAAAGGGTTTCCAGATACTTATGGATTGATAAAAATTGATAATGAGATTATTAGTTACACTGGTAAGACTGCAACTTCATTTACTGGGTGTATTCGTGGATTTAGTGGTGTCTCAAAAGTAGAATCAGTTGGGAATCCAGAGTTTTTAACCTTTAATGAGTCGGAAGCTATTGGACATATAGCAACATCTGTAGTCGTTAACCTTAATTTTGAGTTTTTAGGTCAATTTTACAATAAATTTAAGACACAATTCCTTCCTGGAGTCGAAAGAAGGAAATTTGCTGATGGATTGTCTGTTGAAAACATATTAAGTAGAGCAAAAGACTTCTATGCTACTAAGGGTACTGATATTTCACTTGATATTCTGTTTAAAGTACTATTTGGTAAGGCAGTACAGATCTTAAAACCATTTAATGATACAATTTCTGCATCTGATGCAGATTGGATTCGTGCCGATGAGGTAATGGTCGAAGTGATTAGTGGAAATCCAATAAATTTGATTTCTCAT